TTCTCGTAACACCAACCGTCTTGTTCCTCTGTTTGTTACAAAAGAACTTGGGGATTACGGTCCAATGGAACGCATCTTTGCTGAACAGACAGAAGGTCACCTTATTTTGGAAGAAGAAGAAAGATTGCGTACTGACGTTTTTGTGGATTCTGAACCACCTACGGGCTTTACTACCAACGCATTCTATTAATGGATACCCGTAGAGAACTAGCCCATATTAGAAAGCACTACAGGCGTTACCAAGACGCTGTGGGTGAATCTATTGTCTGGTTTGAATTTGACCCCCTTGCTACAGCGGCTTCTGCTGGCTCTACGTTTGATGACGTTTACGACGAAGGCAACGCTGGAACAGGTGGTAAAAAGTACAAATCTGGAATCATTATTCCGACTTTGATGATTACTGAGGCTGAAGACACCAAGCGTGCTATTCCAGAAGGTCGTCAACCAGTACAGATTGTTAACCTAGTTGCATCTGTAGAAGATATGCGAACTTCGGGTATTTCAAACCCTTACGAGTACCGACAACACTTAAATGACATTTTCTTGTATGACGGGCGTTACATGTCGGTTATGTCCTACCGTGTCCGTGGTCGTGCTCGTGAAGACCTTATGGTTGTTGTTGAAGGTTTGGAACTCTACATTAACCAAGAAATGCCATTTGACCCAGGTCCAGCATCACTGGGTGTACAAAATGACCCTTGGCCCCCCACACTTGCCAACACCTGATAAAATGTATATAACCTTAACGGTGCTCGTTAAGGGGTCCAACGCCTAGAACCTTGTAAGGATGTGCCAATGACTGGCTCTTCTATGACTAACTCAGACACGGGTTCAAACGGCATTGTCACAGGTATTTTTGGGGTTGTGGCATACGCTGAGTACATTCTAGACAACTACGACAGTGTTGTTACAAATCTTCTTAATGAGCACGCTAAAGAGCAACAAAGTGCCCTTCGTAAGCAAGCAAAGGCTTCTGATACGGGTTGGAAAGACATTGCTAAGCACATTAATGTGAACTACAGCCACGAAGAGCGAGAGTTTAATTACACGGTAAAAGGCAAAAAGAACCAGCAAACTGCCATGGACTTAGAGTATGGCAACGGTCAAATCCCTCCAACTCCCTTATTGCGCTCTAATATCCTTCAAACTCAATACGATTCAGAAAACGCCATTAACAACAAAATGGGTGCTGAATTTATGAAGGGTTACTAATGCGTACTGGTTTCCTGCTTGCTGAAGACGAAGCCCTTAAAAAGCGCTTGGCTACCCTGACTGTTTCGGATGACCGAGAAGGTTCTCGCCCTGTTCAAGTTTTCTTTCGCTACCCTGATACTGAGACTGAGCGCACATACCCATTCATTACTATTGAGATGATTGACATTGTTCATGCCCGTAATCGTCAACATTCTGAGAATGAGTTAATTTATTTTAATGCCGCTGCTGGAGCAAGTGCTCCTGCGGGATGGGCAGACAGGCCCAACGCCCTGACCTACTGGCCTAGTGAATCATCAGACTTTTCTTCTATTTCTAACAAAAATAACTTTAAAATCATTGCTACTAACGAATTTGTACCTGTAGACCTTGTATACCAGATTTCTACATACACACGTACAGCCCTGCATGACCGCCAGTTGTCATCTACGATGATTAGAAAGGTTTTCCCGTTCCGTCGCTCGTCAATACATATTGATGCTGACGGTACAGACCGTCGTATGGAACTGCTGGACTGGACAACAGCCGATTTGTTGGACGCTGAGGCAGGATACCGTAAGCGTATCTTCCGTAAGATTTACACGTTGCAGATGGGGGCAGAATTGCCATCCTCTGATTTATATGGCTACAAGCAGGCAACCGAAGTAATCGCTAATATTGATTACACCAATAATTAAATGTTTTGTACCCCACCGCTTTTTAGGAGTTAATATATGCCCCAATACACCTCACCTGGTGTCTACGTAACCGAGAGTGCCTTTACGACATCTGCTGTTACAGGACCAACAACAACCGCCGCTGCCTTTTTGGGCACAGCACAACGTGGACCGACTGCTCCTGTAGCAGTAGAGTCATGGGGAGCATACAAGGCTCAGTTTGGAGACATCTCCAGTGCTTACGACCTTGGCTACGCTATCTACCATTTCTTTGCAAATGGTGGACGTACAGCATATGTATGTCGTGTAGTTGGAGCAAGTGCTACCAATGCTTCAGCAACTGCAAGCACCAGCAACTGGTCTATCAAAGCGTCTAACCCAGGAACTTGGGGAAACAGCCTTACTGTAGTTGTAGAAACAAGCACAATTACACAAGCACCAACTCCTGCTATTACATTGACCGTTAAGAACAACGGAACCGAAGTAGAGCGTTGGACAGAGGTAAGCCTCAACCCTGACAGCACTCGTTTTATTAATAATGTTATTAATAACTACTCAAAGTACGTAACAACCTACGGTGTTACAAACTACGCAGGTGCAAGTTATTCTGTTGCTGCTCAGACCCTTACCTTGTCAGGTGGTGCTGATGGTGCGGCTCTTACTAATGATGCAAGTGCTACTACTCAAGCATCTTGGAGCACTGCCCTTGATGGTTATGACACCGTTCAGGGTCAGTTGTTGTTTAACCTTGTGGGTAAGTCAAACGCAACTATCATTACAGACGCAATCAACTACGTTGAAACACGTGGTGATTCTTTCTTGATTATTGACCCAGACCCAACTTTGGGCACAGACACACAAGCAATTAAAGACCTTGTTACCTCGTATGGTGCATCATCATATGCCGCTGTGTACTACGGAATGCTTTCTATGAGCAATCCTGCTGCTGGTGGTTCTGCGTCAGTACGTGACACCTACCCAGGTGGCGCACTTGCTGGTCTCTACACTCGTGTTGACGTTGAGCGCAGTGTTGCTAAAGCCCCTGCTGGTTATGCTTACGAACTACGCAACACCTTTGGTGTAGTTACTAAGTACACTGAGTCTGACATTGGTACATTGTACTCAGCCCATATCAACACGCTCAAGGCAGTTCCTGGCGCTGGCATTATTGTTAATGGTGCTCGTACTCTTAAGAAGACTGACCTTACCAAGTACATTCCAACACGCCGTAGCCTTAACTTTGTAAAAGCAAACGTTGAGCAAATCTCGCAATTTGCTGTGTTTGAACCTAACGGTGAAAAGTTGTGGGCAAATGTTTCTTCACGTATTGCTAACTTCTTGTCCAGTTTCTGGTCAAACGGTGGCCTTCGTGGAAACAGCGCTTCAGAAGCGTATTACATCATTTGTAACTCCACGAATAACACAACTGCCAGCATTGAGGCTGGTGAAGTAAACATTGAGGTTGGTGTCGCCCTTCAGACTCCTGCCGAATTCATTGTCATTAATATCAGCCAATTCGTTGGCGGTACCCAAGTCCAAGAAAACCTCTAAGGAGTAATCAATGCCTGTCGTAAGAACCGACCCAATTCGTAACTTTAAATTTGAAGTTACCTTTATCCCACTTGACCAAGGCAACACAGCCGCTCCAAACACCGCAAGCCTCAGCCAATTTGCCGCAGGCATTGATGGTATTGGATTTGCAGCAATGTCTGGACTTACAGTACAAAACGAAGTTATCCAGTACCGTGAAGGTGGCATGAACACCCACCCACACAAGATGGTTGGTCAGACTGACTTTGGTCCAGTTACCTTTAGTCGTGGTGTTATTTCTAACCAAGACCAACTGTGGAAATGGCAACGCTTTATCCACAACTGGCAATCAGGTGTACCTGGTTCAACAGGTGGTTCTGATTACCGTTGTGACATCGTAGTAAAAGTGTATGACCACCCACACTCCAACGCTTCATACAATGACAGCGTAGAAGTTGGCAATAAAACTACATTTATTGGAACGCCTAAATTAGGTATTAAGATTTTCAACGCATTCCCCAATGCTTATGTAATGAATGGTCTTAACGCTGGTGCAAACGAACTGCTCATTCAAGAAATCACCCTTCAAAACGAAGGTTGGATTCTTGCTTGGAACGAAGCAGAAATCGCTGCTCTTGCAAGCGCAAAATAAGTAAATAAAACAAATAGGAGCATTAAATGTCCCAGACAGATTCGGCTAACGCCGTCTTAGCAGACCCCGTACCTTCTATCAATGAAGCCCCTAACACAGTGGTTGAGTTGCTTAAAGGTATTTACAATCCAGAAACAGACCAGTGGGAAACAACTGCGTATGTGCGAGAGTTAAACGGAGAAGATGAGGAAGCCTTGGCATCCATCACTTCAAAGAAAACCCTGTCATACGCCGAGTACATGAGTGCCTTATTGTCTCGTTCAGTTCTTAAAGTTGGGGATATGGACGTAGAGGGGCAATCACACATTATTGACCAAATGCTCGTAGGTGACCGTGACATCCTGTTTATAGGAACAGTCAAAGCCACCTATGGTCGTGTACGAGACCTAGAAGTTACCTGCGGTAATTGTGATGCAACAAACTATGTGTCATTGAACCTTGATGATGACTTCTCCATTGACTACCCAAAGACCCCATTGCACATTCCAATGGAAGTCTCCCTGAAGGATGGGTCAGTGGTAAAATTGAATTATCCGACTGGTGCGGATAGTCTATACGTTGCAAAAAAGGCAAAAACTACCGCAGAACAAAATACGCTCATGTTGTCACGCTGTGCCGTTTGGGACAGTAATCCTCCTAGGGATAAAGAACAGTGGGCTAAAAGTCTAAACCTCGGTGACCGAGGTAAGTTGGTAAAGGCGCTATCCACTGACCCCCCAGGTCCAAAGATGGAAGAGGTGAAAACTCAGTGCGCCAATTGTGAGGAAGAACTCCTCATAGTTATGGACTGGGTTTCACTTTTATTCGGTTAGTTTAAAAGTTACGTATTGGGAATACGAAGCAATTGCTTCTATGTACAAAGGGTTCGGTCTTAACGACTTGAAATCCATGACGGTGCGCCAAAGGGCGTATTGGTATCAAATGGCTATTTGGCGTAACTCCAATAAATAAAGGTTAGAGATGGCTGCTAGAAAATCTACAGAAGCACCTACAGGTGCTGGAGCCTTTGAAAGTGGGGACATGGGTGCTGGTGCTGAAGCAGGCCGTACAACCGCATCTATTAAAGTTAACTCAAAAGCAGCCATTGACCCTACGGCTTTCAAAGAACTAAACACTGAATTTAAAAAACTTCAAGGTTTTGTAACTAAATTTAAAAACGATTTACCTAGCCTAATTGAAGGAACCCGTAAGTGGGCAACGGCTCTTAACACTGTTGCTAAAAACATGGGCAATGTGGCATCTGCACAAGGTGGGCCAGGTGGAGGCTCTTACATTCCTATGCCTGGTGGCACCAATGTAGGAAGTGGCAACACTGCTGGTTCACAAACGCAGATTGCTAATATCTATAATATGGGTGGAGGTGGCGGAACATCTGCTCCTACTGGTAAGGGTATGGCTGGTGACATAGCCAAGCAAATTGCATCCGCAGTTGGTCAGGCTATTGAAGGCCGTAATGCCCGAGGAGCATCCTATTCATTGTCAGCCGACAAGATGAATATGCTTTACCAACAGATGTCTGGT